AGTCGTGTTTAATAGTCATGTTTTAACTCCGTAAGAATCTCTTACCAAATGCAGACCAGTAAAGGCATTACCTCTATCACCGTAATGGCATAAATCCGCTATCATATATATGCCACTTTTTCTAGTCCTACTACCAATTTTGGTTACTTTGGTAGAAAGTTCAGGAAACTCACAATAAATTAAGTCCCCTGCATTTAGACTAAAATCAGCTGCGATAACAATCTCAGCAGATACACTCATCTTTTGTCGGTAATTCTGGTTTGCTTGAGAAATAATGTCCTCTACATTATAGTTTATTTTATCAAATTTTTCAACTTGATCTTTTAAAGAATCCATTCCTACTACAGTTTGCCCCACTGCTTGTCTTACCTTTTGCTTAGCCGTAGGTAAAGGTTTTCCATCATCATCCAAATAATCATTATTAATTTGAGGTAAATGTCTTCCTGCAAGAATACCATTTCCTTTACCATAGGATTGAAGATCCTTTACTTGATAGGTTTTATCTACATCATTGAAAACATGTATTTGAGTTCCCCATGCCCCTGTTTCAAATTGACCCAGTGCATCTATACTCTGGGACATATTAGACCATAAAATTTTACCATTATAACCAAAAGGTAAAGACTCATCACCTTTACTATTTTCAATATATTTCGGAACAGTTTTATCAGTAAGATCAAATAACTTATCTAGTGATTTAAATTGATATCCCGTAGCAGTTTGCCAGAAAAGATATCCAGCCGTATTTCCTCTCGCAGTTTTCCCTTTAGAAGTTTGAATATTTGGAATTGCTAATTGTTGTAGTTGTAAAAGAAATTCAAAGGGAGTTCTATCCTCTCCCCACGCATGATATTCATTCAAAGTTTCATCTGTATTCATCGACTGCCACTTAGGAGATTTTAAATTTTCTCTAATAATTGCTCTCGCTAGATCGGATATTCTTCCACTAAACTTATTATTACATCTACTTTTAAGTAGAGTATTATCAAATGCTTCTTTAGATACAATCTTCAATTGAAAACTATTATTGCTAAATCCCTGTTCATTACCCCTTACTGAAGCAACTCTTAAATCATCATTCCTTGTGAAGTTAATCTTATTTCCAAACTCATCTTCAATATTAAACAAAATAGTTTCTGTACCTTGAGCCAAACCAGCATCTAATAATCCAACTCCTGAGTCTGCTCCATCATCAGCAGGTAAAGTATTACCAGTATCAATAATATAAGCTGTTATTTCCACATAAGGCATAAAAATACTTTCCCGATATTCAATAATCGGAGTACCCGATCCTCTTAAGTCTACTGTGGTATCATCAGTATTAGACTTCATCTCAAACTTATTAAATTGTAGCGATTTAATCGTCATGATTTATCCTGAATTATAGGTTGAATAACAATATTATTTCTGTCCACGGAAGTAGAATACTCAGTATCCTGCTGTATATCCTCTATTTGAGCTTGTTTATCAACCTTCTGTCCAAATATAGCATCATATAAAGCACCACCCGCCCAATCACCAGCCATTCCACCTGCCACTACTCCCACTGCTGTTCCAACAGGCCCTCCAATAAAGGTTCCCAAAGCAGCCCCTAAAAATGATCCCAATCCTGCTGCTACTGCCATAAATGCAGATTTTCCTAATGGTTCTTTAAATATAAAAATATTCATAAGAAGATCAAGAAGGAATCCAATAATAGGAATCCTCTTTAAAATAGGTGAAGCAAACTTTTTAAATGGTTTAAGATATCCCCTACGGGTTAATCTTAACATATCACCTGGATCAGCAGTACCCGAAAGAAATTTTGCCCAAGAATTATTTGCCCTACTAATCTGTCCAGGAGTTAGTTGTTTAGGAGGCCTAACTCTCGGTTTAACTTGGCCAGCACTATCAACTACGGCTGAAGTAGCACCTTTCTTTGTTAATCTATTTACTAAACCCTTTGTTAATCTTCTTCCTCCAAGTATTCCAGGTAAGGCTCTCAAAGCCATCACTGCTGCAATAACTCCACCATTTATTACTAATTTAAAATCTTGTAGAAATTTTTCAACATCTTGTTTTTTTATCCCTGTTATATTCTCAAATGATTCCATAAAATTATCATAACCTTTTACTGAAGAATCAATAAAATTAGTAACTGCTCCTACTACTCCACTAATAATTCCAATACCTTTTTCGAGAGCAGGTAAAATTTTCTCAACTGCCAATAATCCCTTTTCAACATCAAAGAATTTATTAAAAAGAATTCCTCCACCTAAGAAGAGAAGAAAATTACCAATAGAACTAAAAATATTTTGTAGAGGAGTAGGAGTCTTAACTGAAGGTAAAGAAAATTTAGATTCCTTTTTCTTTTCTATATTCTCCTCTCTTAGTCTTCTCTTCTCAGCTTGTCTTTCTCTTCTCTTCATTATAAAAGAAGTAATCCCACGCTTATAATCAAGAGTTAAGAACTTTCGTATTCCTCCTAATTTTTCTTCATTAGAAGACTTCTTACTTAGAGAAGTTATGGAATCAGCAGAAATAGTTTTCTTTGAGGTTGATATTTGAGTAGAGGGTAAAAGTGTAGTTGCCATTATAAAATTGCCTCAATTCCTAAGGCCACCATAGTAGCAGATCTATAAGAAGAGGTACTATTAACACTAAAAGTAGGAATAGTTTGAGTCCCTTTAGTTCCCCTATGTGTAGGTGTTTGAGTATTAATAGGAGGTAAAGTAGTAGTGGTAGTCTGAGAAATTCGTGTAGGAATACCAACAGGAAGCATTCTCTGCGATTTACTTGCTTTCACAGGAGTAGCAGATGGTGCAAAGTTCATACCTCCTCCCATACGTGAAGACTCTACTAATCCCCCTCCTTCATATCTAGGGCCTCCTCTATTGGTTCCCCCACCAGCAGCATTCATACTCGCAAGAGTACCTACTCCATAATTTTGAACAGCACCCTTACTCATTACAAATTCACCCGCAGTTAATTTTGCAGGAACTCTATCCCTTCCTGCAGGTCCACTTACAAAACCCCCCGTGGAAAATTCTTGAACAGAAGTATCTTCTTCTCTGGACGAGTGATACGATTCCGAGAGTGATTTATCCTTCGTCTTACTTTTCCACCATGCAGTACCTAATGCTGCCGTCCCTACTAATGCACTTATAAGAGGGAATTTAGTAATTAATCCTGCCAATAAAGGAAGGCCTGCTCCTAAAATCATTCCCACTCCTGATACTAAACTTCCTATAGGAGTAAAAAATAATGCATATCCTGCTAATAAAGAAGGCCACCAAAACTTCAAGAATCTCCACACCCGTTCCATTTTTTTCTGATTCTCTTCTTTACTAAACCAAAAGAGTGCCTGATTAAATAATACTCCTATTACTACAGTCTTTAAAAACTTAGTTATTTTTCCCCATACATCACTAAAAGGAGAAACCAAAGTACTTACAATTTTCTTCCCTGCACTCGCAGCAGTATTCACCCCACCTTTTAAGGATTCTATTAATTTTTCTCTCTTTTTTCTTTTTTCTCTTTCTCTTTCTTTTGCATCTGCGTCTGCTTCTTTCTTCTCTAATAGATTATTCTTTTTAAGAATATTTAATATACCATCTAATTGACCAGAAGTTTTTTCATGCTCCCCTTTATGAAGTTTAAAAAAACTTAAAAGATTACCTTTTGGCGATTTTGATTTTACTATCTGAGCACCAGAAGTCTCACCAGACCCACCTCGAAGGTCTGCAATTATTGCCTCTGCTCTTTTTCTTAAATCTCCTCTAGCCATTTTGTTGTTGTTGCTTTAGTTTCTCTTCTTCAAGGTGTGATCGAAGTAGTTCAACATAAATGTCTCGTTCCCAAGGGATCAAGTTTTCAATCTCAGTTAATGAATATTTATGGTACTGAATCAAGGAAAAATTCAGTTTATAGTAACTCTCTAGATCCATGTGGACTAGAGCTAGCCGAAAAAACTAGATAATCCCTCCATTACAACTTCACTTTCTACTTTTGTATTAGGATTAGTAATCTTAACTTTATGAGAAAGTTTAGGCATTGTCTCAAAGAATTTTTCAATCTCTTTGAACTGAGTAGTGTTCATGGATTCTAAGAAAGTATTAATTTCCTTCTTAGTACAATCTGCTGCTACCCATACTTCTTCTTCATTATAAATTTTATCAATACAAGAAGCAATCAAATCAAATGATTGATCCATTACATTCTCTTCATTAAAATCAAAATTATTTTTAATAAACTCAGCAAGAGATGGATACTTCATTTCCATCATTAAAGAAGAGTCTAATTTGATCTTATTCGTATGTCCTTCCGTTCTTTTAATTTGAACATCATCAATACTAATAGTCACAGGAACCTGTGTCTCCTTATCATCAGGACAAATAAGATTAACCTCAATATCTTCTCCGACAGACTTACCCCGAATATTGAGGAACAAATATTCAATATCAAAAGTAGGAAGATTTTCTACTTTAATTCCTCTTGTCTTAATACATGCTTTAATTACATTTTTAATTGCAGTCGTTATATCTTTTATATCCTCACTTTCTAGGGCAAGAACTAAAAGTTTTTCTTCTTTAACTAAAAATGGTCGATAATGTATAGGTTTTCTGGTCGAAGGTAATTCCAACTCATACGTCGGTGTCGCAATCTTTGGTAATGGCATAATATCTTACAAAGAGTTCAGTGTGTTTTATTTAGCATCTATTAATTAATGTCAACTAAAGGGTTATTTAAGATATCAGGCAAAAGATCATTAAAGGGTACTACAGTAGGAGTGTTATTCATAGTCTCTACCAAATAACGAGAGAAATTAAAATTAACTGTACACTTTAATACCTGAGATGCATTATAAGTAACAGGCATTGAGTTAATGCTAAGAGGATATGCTTTTAAAAACCTATATTCTAATACTCTATTATAATCCTTCTCAAACTTTTTAACGTAAATAGATGTTTGATATAACTTAGGAAAATTTACCCTGTAAAAATAATTATCAGAAAGACCATTTACATCTGTCCCATTATTTAAAATATCTGTATTAGTTTCATTCTCTCCTACAATATAACCAATCCACTTCTCAAAGAAATTAATAATCTTATAATCATGATCCACATAAAATGTAAAGGATGAAGTTGTATCGTACTGTCTTCTATATGCATGTCTCTCAGTTATTCCCGTAAAATCATTAATCAATTCATTAGTTGCTAGAGATGTACCAGGTAATGCAGCTTCTGCACAAGATAATGACCACATTCTATCATCATTCACTTCTCCTGTCGGTAAAAGAGCTCTTACTGCAGAAGGAGGATAGAACCAACATTGAAAATGCGAAGTAAGTGCAGGATTTAAAATAGATGCTTTTAAATCTGATAATACTTTCTTATGCGGTCTTGGAGTGACCATATTCCTATAAATACTACTACTGATATAGTATGTATAATGGGAGAAAGTAAAAAGAGTTTCTTCAGACCCTCTTTTCCCAGAAAATACAAGGGAAATCCAAATAATATTATATGTCGTAGTACTTGGGAAACCAAATTTTGTAACTACTGTGATTTGAATGAGAATATTCTTGAGTGGGCAAGTGAAGAATTTTTTATTAAATATGTCTCTCCTGTTGATAATCGATCTCATCGTTATTATCCCGACTTTCTTATTAAAGTTAAAGAAAATAATGGATCAATTAAAACTTATGTGATTGAGGTAAAACCCAAGAAACAAACTCGACCTCCTAAAAAAAGAAAAAAAGTGACTCAATCCTATCTCTATGAATGTAAAACCTATGCGGTTAACACAGCTAAATGGAAAGCAGCAAGAGAATTTTGTAATGATAGAAAAATTGAATTTAAAATCATCACCGAACAAGAACTAGGAATATATCATGGTAGATAGGCATCTTCAGAAAGAAAATCCATTTGATGAGGAGTATTTTGAACAATATTCCCAACAGGTAGGTGATAACAGAATTGAACCTATCATGGAAGAATTGAAAGAAATGAGTGATCCTGAAGATATGATGCTTCTTATCATGGATACATTAGAGGATACTGAAGTAGTTCCTGATGCAGGACAATATTATACCTTCTTATACACTGCAAAAACTCCTAGACTAACCTATGACCAACATCCCCTTGTGGCTGTAACGGACATTGAAAGATGGGGATTCAGAGGTATCAACTACCACTGGGGTAAGTTCAGAAACTATACATGGGAAGAGATTGGAGGAGTCCTCTATGTTGTTCGACCCAGTGAAATAAACGACCTCCGTAATGTATCCTATGCCTATTTCCTTCGTACTCTATAAATAAAAGAAAAAAAGATAAATGTCCACAGTTAGCAGCATCTCCAGAAGTAACAGTTTTTCTGTTCCCGATCCTAATCATAAAGGAGGATGGCTCGGTAAAAATCTTGATAAGTATGCATTTCGAGTGCAAAGATTTGGGGAAGGTGAGAATATGACCTTTACTATAAAATTTTACCGTCTACGTCTTCCTAAAGTAGAACCTGATGGCACTACCAAAGACGAAAGTAATCTTATTGCACAATTAGATAACACAACTGAGGGTAAAATAACTTTAATTCAAGCCAATCTTAAGGAAAAAGAAAAAGTTGGAAATGCACAAGACGAGATAATAAAAGTATTCAAGAGTCAATTAAAAAGTCAAGCACATCTTTTACAAGTTGCACAAAGTCTTACTCACAAGCAGGAAGAAAACCTAGCAGGTGTAGCAGGTTTAGAGAATCTAGCAAAAGGTGCTGGTGATTCAAGTACAACTATCGAGAACAAGAAAAAGGAGGACGAGGATGACGGGGATAAGGGTAAGAAACCTTTCTGGGATACGTATGATTGGGATATTGATGGAATAAACACTAAGTTGACTAATATTAATATTAAAGGAAGATCATTTAGAGATACATATAAAAATCTTTACTATCCTGAAGGGTTAGGAAGTAACAGACAAGATAGAATTAGATTCACTCAAAAATATAGTCAAGGACGAAAAGTTAATGTAAGTTTGGGCAGTGATACAAAAGTTTTCCAAAGAGAACCAGAAATAAAAATCGATGGATCAGTCACTCTTCCCATTGTAACAGGAATTGGAGATCGTAATGCTGTAGACTGGAAAGACGAAAGTTTAAATCCAATTCAAGCACTTGGAGCTGGAGCAGCAGTTAGTATATTTGAAGGAGTAAAAAAAGATGGACTTACCCAGGCATTTGAAGATGCAGCAGGGGCGTTTCGAGGAGCAGGGGGTGCACTCAAAGACGACCAGAATATAGGAGGTAATATGGCAAAAGCAATTAATGTATATCTTGCACAACAAGCAGTAGGTGCTCAAGGATTATTATCAAGGGCAACGGGAGCCATTCTAAACCCAAACTTAGAAATGCTTTTTGGTGGTCCTAAATTAAGAAGTTTTGGATTTACATTTAAATTATCTCCAAGAGATGCATCCGAAGCGAGTCAAGTACGACAAATTATTAGATTCTTTAAACAAGGAATGTCTGTTAAAACATCCTCATCTAATGTTTTCCTTAAAGCACCTAATGTCTTTGATATACAATATCAAACTTTTAATACAGATGGAAATTTGATAGACCACCCATCTATCAATTTCATTAAAACATGTGCTCTTACTTCATGTGATGTTCAATATACTCCTGATGGAACATATATGACCTATGAAGATCCATACAGAACTCTAACATCTTATCAACTTACTCTCAACTTTGGTGAACTTGATCCTATATTTGATGATGACTATACTGACTTAGATGATAATAACGACACATCAATAGGTTACTAAAATGGCATCTTATTTCCGCAACATTCCAGATTTTGAATATGTTAGTCGTACCTCTGACACCAAAAACATTTCAGAGTATCAAAAAGTAAAAAACCTCTTTAAAAGAGGTAAACTAAAGAATGATATTTTTAATGATTTAACCTATTTCACCAAATATCAAATTATCGGTGATGAAAGACCCGATAATGTAGCATACAATGTCTATAATGATGAAACCTTAGACTGGGTAATTCTTCTTGCTAATAATATTACCAATATACAAACTGAATGGCCTCTGGATCATCAATCTTACTATAATTTTCTAATTGACAAATACGGAAGTGAAGAGCAAATTCATGCTGTTCATCACTATGAAACTCAACAAGTAAGAGATACAAATAGAACAATTATTGTCCCTAAAGGATTGAAAGTTCCCCAAGATTATTCTATTGAATTTTATGATTCGAGACTTGACTCATATACTACAGTGTCAAATATAACAACTGAAATAACTAATTATACCTATGAAAATAATATTGAAAATAAAAAAAGAAATATCTATGTTTTAAAAGCAGCATATCTCAACATCATTCTAAATGATATGGAAGAATCCATGTTATACAAAGAAGGTTCCACCCAGTATATGAGTGAAACCTTGGTAAAAGGAGAAAATATTAGATTATATTCCTAATTATTCCTCTGCAAGTTTTTGGAAATAAGAAAGAGCATCATCCT